TCAAAAGCATTGCGAATAATAAAATCTTCATCATTAATTACAGTAATTGTCCAATCAGCAAATGTTCTATTGCCCGCAAATTTTAATTCACGACCAAAATATTGCACAGGCACAATACCAAGAGTTGAACCTGGTAATTGTGCCGTTTTACACATAAATGTTAATTTTGTTTGTGCATTTCCTGGCGATGAAAAAGAAGGGAAGGGCATAGTAACCTCAAAGAGGTTTGGTCTTGCCCCATCTCCTTGCATCTGAGAGCGGAATTCGTTAATGTTAAATGCCATTTAAATTTCTCCTATCTCTCTATTTATTAGAATGATCCAACCACTTCATTGAACGATACGCCTGTACGTACTGCAACGAAGTTAAGTTGAATGAAGTTGATCGAACGTGCTGGTTTAATATAAATGTCGCCAACAAATTCGTTACGATCAATTACTTCTGGTGTATTATTTGTTGTATCACATACGACACGATAATCGTAAATACCACGACGACCCTGAACATCACGTAAGAATGGTTCTACGAGATTTACAAACTGTGCTCTTGTAAATTCGTCATTAAATTCAAATAGTGAAGAGCGTGCTGCTCTTGCAATAGATTTTTCAAGTACAATAAACAAACGGCGAACATTGATTCTATCAAACGCAGAAGGTCTACTTAATAAAGTTTTATCTCCATAAAGAACAGTACCTTCTCCTGGGAATGTAACTATAGGATTAATACCATTTTTATATAAAGTGTCTCTTTCAGCTTTTGTGGGATTCCAAGATAGTTTTACAACATTTTTAATTTGACCTCTATTGAATCCTGCTGGTGAGAACCATGGATCTCTTTCAATATCTGTTCTAGCACAAAGACCAGCAACATCTCCATTTAATGGCACCCAACGATAAACATCATTATACTTATCGTACTGATATTTCCATCCAGAATCCATTACAGCGAATGATGATGAAGTAAATGTGTTTCTTAATGATAAAATATCGGTAGTTTCACTACCAGAATTATTTACAACATCAGTTTGTTCTGGTGATAAGAATACTAAACAATCTTTTCTATTTTCTGCCATAGAAATTAAATGATCAGGAATCGTATCTCCAGTAGGTGCTCCAGTCATAATTAGAGAAACGTCTACAGATTCAGGATTATCAAACAGATCATATGAAGTGTTTACGTTGCCTGCTGTTGGTGTTGCGTCCGTTCCACCAGATAGATCATAAGTTGATAGTACTAAATTATCTAAAACAAGATCATTTGCAGAAGTATAATAACTAGTTGGTGCTCCCCAATTTGAATCTGCTACAGGATGACTTGCCCACCAAATCCACTTTGATTTGGAGTTAATTACCTCAGCATAATAATTTGAAGTACCATCTTCATTTTTAGCATCTTTTAATTTTGAAACGAAAGCATACTTTTCTAAAACTGTACCTGCTGTTCCAGAAATTAATCCTTTTTGATCAATAACAACTATATGAAGTTCATCATTTGAAAGACCTTTTGTAGTTGCAAAAGAAGATGTGTTAGCATTAGCACTAAATTCTCCAGAATAAGTCCAAGCAGAAATTAATGTAGTATTAGCATCACACATAGAAACTCTTATTGAGTTACCTAAAGAACCAGGATATTTTGAAGAAAATATTTTTGGATAATCTCCCGGATCATCCGAAGATCCAAGTGGATATTGTTCATCATAATCTGTTCTATTTAAAATTCTAGTACCTACACCATCAACTGTAGCATTATTTGCACTAGATCCTACAGAACGAATGACACGAAGATCATTAGAATAAGACAAAAAGTTTGCCGCAGTGAAGAATGAGGTATATGTGTTACTGTCTGGTTTACCAAATCTCTCTACTAGTTGAACCTCATTATTAATAGTAACAACTTCATTCACTGGTCCCCAGTTGAAATTACCGGCAAAACCACCAACAGTAGTAGCCACAGAAGGTACAACAGTTGTTAAATCAACTTCTGAGACATTCACACCTGGTGATAGTTGAAAAGCCATTTTTAAATCTCCTTTTTTCAGGCTGAATAAATTCTTTTATTGTCTATTTATGTTTTTAGAAACTTGAGGATATATACCCTCTACCCTCTATGGCGGACCACACATCACCAGAGGAATCGACGACAGGTTCTGGTCTTCCATCATCAATAATTCCAACTGGTAGAAGTTGTTCTTCACCCAACATGTCATTTTCTTCTAGTAAAACTTTACGAATGTCGATATTTGTGGCTTCTTTGAAATAAGATTGTGCTGTTAACCAGGCAAAAAGAACTAAACCCATCACCAAATCATCGTTATTACCTTCTTCGGCAGCATAACTATCTTTCTGTCGAACGAACGTATTTAACTCTGCAATTGTGTCAAAATCGTTGATAATTAATTTATCACTTTCTACCAAAGTTTTCAAGTTGGCACATCCAATTTTTTTGACCGTTTTGGTAGTTTTTACACCAAAATTTGCAGACCGTTTAAATCCACCAGAAATTGTCTGCCCTTTAATATGATGATGGTCGATTTTATAGACATTTTCATACTCTAAATCATAGTGCATAATGTCAACTACTTGTTGACCCACATTATTAGTCTCGATTAATACAAATGCCTCATTATATTTTTTGGCCAACGAATAGATTACTGTTGGAAAAAATAATAAAGGCAATTTATTATTACGATATTTTGCGACTTGTTTATATGGAACTTCTGAAACATCTATGACATTAATCGTCGAGTAATCTCTTTCTACACCTTCTGAACAATCTACGGTACAAATATAAAGACGGTTTGGTTGTGGTTTTTGGTAAATATCTAAACCTTCTTCCGACTCAATAGGATTAAAGAAAGCCAATGATCTCAATTTTGCACCAGAAACCAGCGTTGCTGAAGAACCAATAAATTCAGTTTCAAACTCAACCCTAAATTGTTCTTCAGAAGTGTTTCGTATCGTTTCTTCTTTCCACTTCTGATCTCTACCTGGAACCATCGACCAATGAACTTCAACTGGAACATATGTTGATCGTTTTTCAATTGCATCTGTCCACATTTTGTAGAACAGATTTAGACCGTTTGGAGTAGAAACAATAATAACTTTGGATGTTTGTCCCGATGAGATAACAGGGTATGTAGATTGAAAGAAATCTAATGCCATGTTATGTTGAACGAAAGCGAATTCATCCAAAAAAATCAAGTTGTAAGAACCACCTCGAACACCAGCCGCAGAAGTTGCGTATGCATAAATCTTAGAACCATTTTCAAGTTCTATGTTTCTTTTGTTCCAAACAATAATACCTTGTTGCAACCAAATAGGTAAATATTCGTATGCCTTTTGTATACGAGATAAAATTTCTTGTGCTAATTGACCTTTGTTGGCCAATATTGCAATAGAATATTCTTCTTGAAATAATACACACCACAACATATAACCAACCGTTGTGGTAGTTTTACCAACCTGTCGAGGCATTTTTGCAATCGAGAAACGATTACTGTGAAAAGATTTGACCATTTCTTCTTGAAATGGCCACATATCAAACGGTACAAGACCTTTATCGACGTTTACAATCTTAACATAAGTTCTTATAAAATATACAGGATCTTCAATACAACGAGCTAATTCTACGGCTTGTTCTTCCGTATACTGTATTTCTATACCAACTTTTTTTAATCGTTCATTACCAAGATAACCGTCATTCATTTATTTTGAAATACTTCTCAACATCCAAGCATGTTTACTGTGAATATCAATTCTACCTGCTAAAAAGTCCATTAAACCTTGTTTATCAAATTGTTCTGCCAACTTTAGTGCCATATTTAAAGTATTCATTATGATTTCATTGTCAGACAATAATTTTCTTGCCATGTCTGTACCAAGAGGTACATTTAATTCATCTTCAATGTCAGTAAGTTCCATGAATCTAGAAAATGAACCTGGTGCGTAAGAATCTAAAGCTCTGATTTGTTCAGCAATTGGGTCAACTGCACCATGAAGTTCTTCATATAAATTTCCAAAAAATTCGTGATATTGTGGAAAATTTGAACCTTCTACATTCCAGTGGTAGTTGTGTGATTTTAAGTACATAGCAAAAGTATCTGCTAATACTTTTTTCATCATTTCTACTAAAGTTTCCATTTTATTTCCTTTTAAATACTTATTTATACGTCAGCGGTATTTGTAGATGGAAACTGTCGAGTGTCTCCTGGCCAAATAATTCGAACACACGAACTTTCTCCCGTACCATTTTGAAATGTATTGGTATAACTTCCAACCTTACCTCCTCCGCCTCCACCATAACCAGAACCTCTTTGAGCATAATTGTAAAGTACAGTTCCACCACCGCCTCTTTGACCTTCTCCTGAAACTGTTCCTCCACCTGAACCTGATGATGCTTGTCCTGTAGGTAAAGTTCCTCCTCCACCCCCACCTCCAACAGTTCCAGAACCGCCACCGCCGCCACCGCCACCTGATGGAGCGTTAGACCCATCACCAGAAGTTCCTCCAGCGCCGCCGTTACCTGCATATCCAGCTGCTCCTCCTCCCCCAGCAGCTCTAGATGTGGAAGTTGCAGTACCTCCACTACCACCTTGGCCGCCGCCATCTGATCCGGCCACAGCACTACTACCACTAACTGTACCGGGTGAAGCGGGATTAGCTGCATTATGAGTTAATCTTGCTCCTCCACTTCCTCCAGTAGCATTAGGTATACCATCACTACCTTCTGAACTCGGACCTGTACCTCCATATGCACCACAAATTAATACTGATCCTGCTGAAAAAACTGAACCTCTCCATAATGTTGCGACTGAACCTCTGATTGTATTTCCTGATCCGCCACCACCAATCGAATAGTTTAAAGTTTCTCCAGGAGTTACTGGAAAATTATTTCTATATGATAATCCACCGCCGCCGCCAGCAGATGGATTAGTGAATGTTCCAGAATTACTTCCTCCTCCACCACCTCCAATACAAACAACAGAAATTGAAGTAACTCCAGCAGGAACGGTCCAAGATGCAGTATAATTTCTATTATAAATGCTAGTGCCAGTAGTTATTGGACTAGAAGAAGGGTAATCTAATAATACTTGTCCTGCTGTAGTAGACGTATCAGAAATTGTTACTACAGCAGAATTTGCTACTATTGTTCCAGTATTTGAAGTTCTTCTTAATTGTATTTGAAAAGATTCTGTTCCTTCAGTTGTAACATCATTTGATAAAGTTCGAAT